CCCTGGTCGAGCAAGTACAGTTGCGGCCACAGTTCTAGCAGCGCGTTGGGTGCCGGTGTGCCTGTTAGCTGCACCATGCGCTTAACCTTGCCCAGAACCTTCCGCAGCGCCTTCCATCGCTTAGATGTGTGCGACTTAAAGCTGCTGCTCTCATCGATCACGACGCAGTCATAGGGCCACGACTGGCCCAGTTGATCGACCAGCCACGGTATGTTCTCGCGGTTGATGATGTGCAGGTCAGTGTCATCGTCCAGAGCTTTAAGACGTTTTGGTGCTGTTAGTCCTGCTAAGACTGTATATCGCATGTCGATATGCGACCAGGTAGCTATCTCAGTCGGCCATGTGTGCGTGGCAACGCGCAGCGGAGCGATGACTAGCGTCTTTGTGATTTTCTTATCACGCTGCAGATCAGATAAGGCTGTGAGGGTGGAAACCGTTTTCCCCAACCCCATGTCAATCCAGAGTGCAGCTCCCGAATTACATAAAACAAAATCAACAGCCTTTTCTTGATAGGCGTGGAGGTTATCTCTCGTTAGCATAACAGTGCCTTACCCTTGTCGATGTCATCGACGATATGAACTTCCCAACCAACAGCGGCCAATCTGCGATGGATTGCCTGCTGGTAAGGCGTGGGCTTTTTACCTGGCGCTTTAAATTCAACGATCACCAGGTTGCCTTTTTTAAAGTAAAGACGGTCAGGCACTCCACGTTGGGAGGGTGACACCCACTTATAGGCCAGCCAGCCATTAGCCTTTGCGGCCTGAGTTACCTTCGTTTCGATGTAAGACTCTCTCACTTTCGATACCGTTGGCTTTCGTAGCCTTCCGCTGTTACTGGCAGACCTCGGCCCCATTTCGGTAAGCGACACATCTCAGCTTCAAATTCGGACAGTGTCCCGACGGGGTCAGGAACGTCGGCCACAATCTCATCGTGGACGTGCAGAACTATTGGGTAACCTTTAGCCTCTAATCGCAAAATGGCTTCAGCCAATATGTCACGGGCCACGGCCTGAGTAATGCTTTGAACCAGGGAGCCGCCATAGGCTTTGATCTGGCCCCATTTATGCGTGTGGTTGTTCATTCCGCTGTAGACCAAATCCATACCGCGATCACCTTTTTGCAGTTTGGCTTCTGGGAATGAAAGGAGGCGCCCGCTGGGCAGCTTAAAGAGAAGGTCGCCTTTGACCATTCTGAAGACACCTTTGGCACAGTGGTATTCACCATCGTAACTAACAGCGTTGCGGGCTTGTTTCTCAACCCCAAGCCATAACTTAACAATTGGGTCGTTGGCGTCGCGCCAGTCGTTGCGTATCCGTAACGCCTGTTCTTCACTAACTTCAGTTCCGTAAGCCTCTGACATTTTTTGGAACGCTCTGACACCGCCTTGGTATCCCAGGGCCAGGGTCGCTACTTTGCCGACAAACCGCTGGTCGTAATCAACATCGCTGTACGCTATTCCGTACATCTCTGCGGCTGTAAATTTATAGATGTCTTTGTTATCTCTGAAAATGTCGAGCGCATCTTCGTGGTCGGCAAGCCACGAAAGAACACGCGCTTCAATCGATGAGTAGTCGGACACGATCAGCCTGTGACCTTCAGACGCGATTAACATTCCGCGCAGACAACTGGCTAAAGACTCCATAGGCTCACCATCTATCTCACTCGGTTCCCGCAGAGTCATTTGCTCAATAACCGCATCAACATCTTTGATGGTGGGTCGCGGTAAGTTTTGCGGCTGAAAGCCTCTGCCTGACCAACGCCCTGTTGCGGCGCCGTGATACATCAGTACACCATGAGCTCGGCCATCACGGCCCAGAAGTGTCTTCATCGATTCGTATTTTTTGGTGCTGGAGCGCGATAGTGCCTGCCTTATTTCAAGAAATTTCTTGACGTTTTCGGGGCAGGATTCGTCAGCCATCGCGTTTGCAATAGCGGCCTTGTCGTAACTTTTTATTGTATAACCCTGCTGCTCTATCCACGTCATGGACTTGGCTCTTGATCCCGTCGAATCCATCTGGTTATTAGTTATGTTTTTAACCTGTGCGTTTAGCACAAGTGAGTGTTTGTCGATGATGTCCAGCGCGTTAAATATGGAGTCGCGGTCAAGTCTTACGCCGCGCCAGTTAATTAACTGATCCACGATCCACACTTGTTCTTCAATACCACGCAGTGGTCTTAATTTATTTCGTATTTCACGCTCGGCTACAACGTCCTGGAGGCAGTAGTCGCACAATTCTTTAAATAGTTCTGGGTCTTTCCTGCGCTCACCGCGATAAGGCTTGCACAGCCTCTGGATAAGCAGCTTGCCGCGCTTAGACTTTGCGGCATCACCAGTCAGGCCAAGCGCCTCGCCGCATTTTCCCAATGCACGGGGGTAAGCCTGTGCGGCTGCAAGTGCTGCGGTATCTCGCCACTGGCTGATAGGCACTTCGGGCCACCCCAGAACCTGGCTCCAAATGCTCATTTCAAAAAAACTGTTCCACGCCCATAGCGTCGCGCCGCCAGTGATCAAATTAAAGAGCTCAGTTGGAGGTGGCATTCCTGGTGTCCACAGTCTTGGTTGCCCCTCATCGACGGCGTAGGCCAGGCAAAGGACTTTTGTTGTTTCGTGATCGGCATAGGCGTAAGCGCCTGCTTTAAAAATGTCACACTCGCTGTATGTCTCAAAATCTAATGAGATATTCATATTATCGGTCTCTTCAACCACTCCGTAGAGAGCGCGTTGTCATCGTCTTGGTATCTTAGACGCTGCTTTTTTAGGCGCTTGTTGCGCTTTTTGGGTTCGAGGTCTGAGTCTTCGATGTAAACAGATCGGATAGAACCAGCGCGTTTCTTTTTCATACCCATTCTGTTTTTAAGCAGGGAGTAGGGGATATCCGAGCGTTCAGCTATGTCTTTAATCACGACATCTGTTCCTGATAGTTCTGGGTATCGCTCACCGATGTATGGGTAACTTAGTGTCGCCTTCATATATCACCTGTAAATAAAAAGGGGCTGACACGCAGCCCCGATCAAGCCACTCAGCTTAAAAAGTCATCTTCCGCTGCATCTGCAGCCTGCTCTGATGAAATGTCATCGAACACGTCGTTGACTTTGACACCGCCGCCGCCGAAGGACTCGCCGTCCTTAACAAACTGGAGGGCCAGAAGGTTAGAGTTGACGCGCTTGCCGAACTGGTTGTTTTGAACCCAGATCGAAATCGCAGCGTTAACGTAGCAACCTGCATAAAGCTTCTCGTCTTCTTCGACCAGGGGGGTACGATCCCGATCTATTGTGGTGGGGCGCTGGCGGGTGGAGCAGCTAACAAACATTGCGTTTTCATAGCCGTCGTATGCTTTTTCATTGCCGTCGCCCAAGAAGCTTTTTAAGCCTTTTGGTATCTCGCCATTAAAGCTAACCGTTGCGGCTTGCTTGATGGCCTTTTTGAGCATATCTATCTGCTCTTTGTCGCCCTCTTTATCAAGCAACAGGTTGGCAGAATACTTTGCATTCTGGCCCTCCATATATGCCTTGGGCGTCCAGATTTGTGGGAATGATAAACGTACATTTTTAAGAGTAATGGTAGACATTAGGACTTTTCCTATTAAGTTATATCGGTAAAAAAATCAGCCGCTTCTGGCTTCACCGCCGGACGTGGGTCTGTGTCCGGTGCAAGCTGTGGTCGGCCTTCTGGTTTGTGGATAAGATCGACGATCTCTCCATATCTCGCCTTGCCAAGCGCCTTCTCAGCCTGGGTCGGTGAAATTAGTTTTGATGTGTAGGCTTCGTCGCCCAACATCTTGATTAGTGATTCTTCGGCTATGTCCGTGTCTAGCCATTTACGCTGGCCGCGACCTGCCACAAGTTTAAAGTTAGGCAAGATGCCGCCATCCGTTAGCAGCTTGTGCGCGTGTTTTTGCACACCCTGAGCCCAGCCAATCAAGGCATCCATCTTCGGTAGCAGGTTAGAAATCTCTTCAACATTTAAGGTGTGAGGCACTTGCACAAGCAGCGGTTCTTCGAGGTTGTCGAAACTACTTAGCGTTAAAGAGTAGTTGTGTTCAGCTAACGCCCTACAAGTCGGCTTGGCCTTGCAAAAGTGACACGCCTTTTTGCTGGGGACGAACTCTGGCTCTGGAGACATAGTTCGACGCGCCGCTGGCTTGACCACATCGTTGGCCCAAGTGAACAGGTCTTTGGCTCTCATCGAGTAGGTGTCGATGTGGTCTAAGCGTGGCTGAACGATGGTCATGCTTACGGTATCGACTTTGTCAATAAACTCATACGCCGCGCCCAGTCCGTAGAGCATCAGTTGCTCGTTGCGGTTTGCGTTAACTTTAAGACCCTGGCCGTACTTCAAGTCGATGACGTGCAGCACACCATCATGCAAAACAACAAAGTCAGCCGTCCCGAAACCGCCTGCAGCCCACTCGCTGTAATCAACGCGCAACTCGACGTGTGACTCATCGCTGTCCTGGCTGTTGCAAAAGTCCACATATGTAGCAACGTGCGACGCCATCACCTCATCAACTATGAAGCCTTCAAACTCGACGCCGATGAAATGTTCAGGTGGTTTTTGTTTGAGTAGACACTCTTCAGCGAGAGCGTGTGCGGCAGTGCCTTCGGCGGCATAGAAAGATTCTTGCTCTGGAAATGTTGACTCCAGGCTGATCGAGCCAGGGCAGGTCATCCAACGGTGGGCCTTACTTGCACCTAATAATGCATGTTTCATCACTTTAAACCTCTTTGAGCAATTTAATTACTAACAATTTGTATCTGTGGTTGACAGATTAATTTTTACTTACCATGCTGTCAACCTAAGATCGACAAACAATTTTATTAAGAGGCAATAAATATGATTTTTGTGAGCGAATTCGCTGAAGAGGTGAAGGCTGCAATTGATGATGTCGTGGTTTTTGCACGGCTAAAAAACTGCAATGCCCTGGCGCGACGCCTGGACGTTACTAAGCAGGCGCTAAGTAAATGGCGCCAGTCTGGCGTCGTGCCAGCGCATAGGGCATTGCAAATGGAGTTGATGACAGGTGGTGAGGTGTCGTGGAAAAGAATGTGTCCTGACATCGTTGCTGATTTTAATGACAGCAGTGAGGTGATTTATGAAACGTCTAGAAAGAATTAGGCAATTGGGTTTTAAAGAACTTGCGGGAATTTGGTACTGGCGAGCGGTTGAGAAGGTGACCCGCATCGCGTCACCCATAGCGCATTGGATGTCGGTGAAGCTTTTATCTTTTTCAGCTTACTGCGACCACTGGGCGATACATGCAAACCAATTAAAAAAATAAATTCAAAATGTGAAGTGAAGAGGTGACGCAATGGCGTTTTTAAAGCAACACGGCCATCAGCTAGTCGATAACGGCTACGAGATTGTGCCGATTATGAAGGGCAAAAAAGCCCCAATGCTGAAAGGGTGGCAAGACATTAGGGCCACCCATGAAGATGTCGATAAGTGGCTTGGGAATGGTCACGCTGATGGTGGTGTAGGCGTTCTCTGCCGAAACACCGTCGCAGTTGATATCGACTGCTTAAATAGAGATGTGAATTACAAGCTGCTGAAGTGGGTCGATGAGAACATCGGCAGGTCGCTAACTAGAGTGGGCCAGGCGCCGAAGTGCATACTACCTTTCAGAGTTGAAGGCGCATTTTCTAAGATTAGAAGCTGTGAGTATGAGGATGAGGTCGGCAGCAAACACGCCGTTGAGGTGTTAGCTGACGGCCAGCAGTTCGTGGCATACGGCATACACCCTGGCACAAACGAGCCGTATAAGTGGGTTAGAGGTAAGAGTATTGCCGATGTATCTCACAGCGAGTTGCCGATTATCACAAAGGAGCAGGCAGAAGCATTTATTGCCTACTTTGAAGAGATCGCTGGGCAGCAGGACGGCTGGGAATTGGCCCGAAAGGGTATGTCGCCCGCAGACGTTGATCCAGACGACCTGTCGATGTTTAAACCAAAGTTAGACATATCGACAGAAGATGTACGCCACTTACTCATATCCGTAAACCCTGACTGCCACCATGACGAGTGGGTGCGGGTAGGGATGGGCTTACACCACCATTTTGATGGCGATGATACCGGCTGGATGATCTGGGATGAGTGGTCAGCCGACGGCAGTAAGTACCGCGACGGCGAGTGTGAGCGCAGGTACGCAACCTTTGATAGCAGCAGCAAGACGCCAGTAACCCTCGCCAGCGTGAAGGCTATGGTGGTTGAGGCTGTGCGGGAGGAAATCAAGGAAGAGCGGCTGCCAAAGATGCTAAGAGAGTGGGCATTTGTACATGTTGAAGGGTCGGCGCGTGTGATGCGTGAAGACTTAAACAAAGACAATCTGGTGCTGTACAAGCTAGACGATCTAAAAAAAGAACATATGAACTGCAGGGTGCTGTCTGGCGATGAGAAGCCCAAGTTGATAAACCTTGTTGATATGTGGCTTGAACACCCAGAGCGCAGAACCTATGCGGCTGGCCTTACTTTTGCCCCAGACATGCAGGTGCTGCAACGCTACAACCTGTGGCGGGGGTGGAGTTACGAGGCGAGAGAGGGTGATGTGCAGCCTTGGCTGGACTTTGTCACCGATGTGATAGCTGACGGTAACGCTGTGTACGCCAATTATATTGTCGCCTGGGCCGCGCAGATGATACAGAAGCCTATGACTAAGGTGGGTGTCGGGCTTGTCCTCAGAGGTCGGAAAGGCACAGGAAAGACCAAGTTCGGTGAGATGCTGGGTGGCCTGGTCGCTGCACACCACAAGATCGTTAGCCGCGCTGAACACATCACCGGCAACTTTAACCGACACCTCGAAGACACGCTGCTGCTGCAAGCCGATGAGGCTTACTGGGCTGGGGCAAAAGCCTCTGAGGGTGCCTTAAAAGATTTACTAACCAACGACAAGATTCAGATTGAGCGGAAGGGTGTCGATAGCTACACCGCGCCAAATTACACCCGCATCCTGTTTACCAGCAACGAAGACTATGTTGTTCCTGCAAGTCTCGATGAGCGGAGGTTTGCTGTCTTCGACGTTGGCAATTCTAAGCAGCAGGACAGCGAATACTTTGCCGGTCTTACCGCGTGGTATGAGGCCGGTGGGGCCAACGCGCTGATCCACTACCTGCGTAACTTCGATCTAACCAATATCAACCTACGCCTGGTGCCGCAAACTGAGGCGCTTACAGATCAGAAGTTAGAGGCTTTGGATAACGTCACCGCTTGGATTTACAACTGC